TAACTTTAGGTGCAACTACAACTGATATTGCAGGATTAACTTCTTTAGTCGTTGATAGTTTAACTATTAATGGTTCTTCAATTACAACAACTGCTTCTAATACAGATATTAATTTAACACCTCACGGTACTGGTGTTGTAAAAGTTCCAAGTGGATATGATCAAAGAGCAGGTTTTGATACTGACTCATTAGTTCCTAAATCTTATGTTGATGCTATTGCTGAAGGATTACACGTACACGCTTCAGTTAAGGCAGCAACAACACAAACACTTGCATTAGAAAGTGGTGACACAGTAACTTATGATAATGGTTCTTCAGGTGTTGGTGCAACATTAACATTATCTACAGGCATTTCTACTTTAGACGGTTATACACTTGTAGATGGTGATAGAATTTTAATTAAGAACGAAAGTAATCAGGCTCATAACGGTATTTACATTAGAACATCATCAACTGTATTTACAAGAGCAACAGACTTTGATACAATTGCTGAAGTTGCTTCAGGAGATTTCTTATTCGTTGAAGAAGGTACTGTAAACGGTGCTAACGGTTTCGTTCAAACAGAAACTACAACTGCTATTGGTACAAGTAACATTATCTTTGAACAGTTTTCAGGTGCTGGGCAAATCACAGCTGGTAATGCATTAAGTAAATCAGGTAATATTTTAGATGTAAATGTTGATGGTTCTTCAATTGAAGTTACTGCTGATGCATTGAATGTTAAAGCATTAGGTATTACAAATGCAATGTTAGCTGGTTCAATTGCAACATCTAAATTATCAAATCCAGTTTTATACTTTACAGACGAAAGTTCTACACAAGGACAAGTTTCATTAGAAGGTACTTTAGAGTTTCTTGCTGGCGAAGGTATTAATACAGTCGTTTCAGGAAGTACAATTACCATTTCAGGTGAATTAGCATCAACTTCAAATGTTGGTGTTGCTTCATTTAGTTCAGACAACTTTGCCGTAAGTGGTGCAGGTGAAGTTACAGTAATTAAAGTTGACGGAGAAACATTTTAATGTGGAAGGCAATTAAAGATTTCTTTATTTCTGGTGCTCCAGGAATTAAGAGAAAACCTGAGATTGATGTTAAAGGTTTAGAAAAGAAAACAAAAGTAGAATTAGAAAAACTTGGTAGAAAAGTTGGTGTTGAATTAGATAGAAGACTAACTAAGGCCAAGTTAATACAACAAATTAAGAAACAAGTTAAGTAATGGCAACAGTAATACTACCAAAAAGGTCAGAAACAGCATTAGCAGTTCCGTCAGCAGGTTCTTTAGAAGCTGGCGAATTAGCAATGAACATTACAGACGGTAAGTTTTATACAAAAACTTCCGGTGGTGTTGTAAAAGAAATTGGTGGTGCAGGTGCCGTAACATTACAAGATGTTACTACTTCAGGTGCAGTAACAAATAATGATATTGTACTTGATGGTTCAGATTTAATATTTGAAGGTGCATTAGCAAACGCCTTTGAAACAACTTTAACAGTGCAAGAACCAACTAAAGATAATACAATTAGTTTACCAAATCAATCTGGTACGGTTGCAATGGATGGTGATGCATTAGCATACGCTATTGTGTTTGGAGGATAATAAGTGGCAAGTAGTTTTAAAAATGCAGGACTTGATGTTGGTGTTTTAGATGACGCAACAGGAAACATTTACACAGCTTCAGGCTCAGGTGTAACTGCTGTTATTCACGCTGTTTATATCTCAAATAAAAGTTCAACAAATGAAGCTAAGGTAAATGTAAAAGTTACTACAGATGGCGGTTCAACTTTTTATCATGTAGGTAGAAGTTTAAGTGTTCCTGTAAATAACACCTTAGTTTTAGATAAACCAATTAACTTAGAGAATAATGATATTCTTAGAGTATATGCTGACCCTAATCCAGATAGTTCGTCTGTAGATGTTGAAGCATATGCAAGTATTTTGGAGATTAGTTAATGGCTAGTTTAGGATATGTAGTACCTATAAGTCAACAAGGCAAAGAAACTTTCCACGGTATAAGAAGAACAACCGAAGGAATGTTTTATTACACTAAGATAAATAAAGACCAG